CATCATCCTATTAGTTTGTTCAAGGTTCATTACTTGGAAATGTTGTTGAGCAAGAGCATTTTCTGTATTAGAAATAGATGTATCCAAAGGAAGGATTTGGAAGTTCTTCATGGCTACATAAGCTTTTGCATAATTATTCTTACCCCAGTCTTCACCTAAAGAGTGCTTAGGTAAAGCATTCTGATCTAACATAATTACAGTACCTAATTCATCTATAAGGATATCTGCAATTTGGTTATTTACAATGTTATATCCAATTTGATAAGGCTTCATTAAATCTACCATAGAAGTAGATCTTGTATTGCGGTCATTGAATACTGCACCCTCTACAGGAAGTTTACATCCATAGAGAGTGGAGTCTCCCTTAAACTGAAACTTCAATGGACCTATTCTGTTTTGGTCAATACCTAAGTACATAGGATTTACCCCGCCCGGGTTATTCATACCCCAGAAGCGAGGATGGTTAGGACCAATCTTTACACCACCCCAAACCTGGTTAATCCAGATCCATTCTATATGCTCACCAAAGATAAGAGTATCCTTAGTCTTGTTTTTAATTAAAGTTGTATCATAAATAGGCTTATCTGTGATAGTATAACTTTCATCAACAATATCTGTAGTTACTTCACCATTATCACTGATCTTAGTTAGATGTCCCACTTTTCTTTGAGACTTCCAGTAGCAGGTGGTAACACGGAGTAAGAAAGCTGCACCCATAGGAGCATAGTCTTCACCTTCAGCCATGATCCAGTTAATGATATCTCCACCATTGTAGACAAAGTTATCATACATAGAAACAAACTGTCTATAGGCTAAAGACGGCATATTAGTGTTCCAATCATGAGACTTAGTAGCATCATAATAAGAACCATCATTTTGATAACCCTGTAGAGGGTAGCCTGCAGAACGTACTGGGTAAATAGCTTCAATAGACTCAAGTTGTTCTTGGGTCATTATGTATCCATACTTGTCAATAACATCAGCAATGGTCATCATCTCTACTCTACCAACCCAGTTACCTTGTGAAATGTAGCGGGCTTCTGCTGATTTATGATAGAATGTAGTTACTGGATTCCAAAGCTCAATGTCATAATCATCTTCCATCATCTTTAAATGCCAGAACTCACGGTCAGTAATAAGCATATCACGGAATCCTCTCTCCTCTAGCTCATCTAGTTTAAACCTTTCTTCATCAATCTTAAACTGGTGCATAGCCCATTGCTCACCCAAGCTTCTATAAGATTTATCAAAAAAGTTTTGTATTTCAGGAAGAGTCTTAAGATTTTCAGGAGAAGTTTGTTCTTGCATTTGTTGCTGAATCTCAGGATCATTAGGATCCATACCCTGCTCAATTAATTTTGCAATAAGCTTTTGCTCAGCTTGTTGGAATAAAACTTGCTCTACCTGAGCTCTTTTTTGTTCAAGAAGTTCATTATATGAGTATTCATCTGAGGCTTGGAAAGTAATTTTAGTATTTCTTTTAGCAAACTCAGATGTCAGAACATTAACTACATTTGGAATAATAGGATAAAACTTTAGCTCAAGTACTGTAGGATCTTCTTTCATAAGAGTATCTACCAGATCTCTCATTTCATTGTCATCCTCAACCATATAGTCAGTCCTGTCTATAACACCCTTGGCTAGCTTGTAGTTTTTCATGAGCCTGCGGGCATTTCTGCGGATCTGCTTTAAGCCATTCCACTCAAGCCAATCCAGGTTCCAGGCAGCCCATTCTTGATCTTTATCTTTTTTGGGTAAAAATTGTAAAGGCTGAGTTATAGAACCCATCCTGTTATACTCTGCCTTTTTCCCAGACTTCATCTGGAGCGCGTTTAATACTTGCATAATTTTATCTTATATTCTTAAATGGGTTCCTTGGGGGTCTCTTACCCAAAGAACTTTGGCCCATCCCAATATGCCGGAATGGGCTATTAGTAAATTTATATAAATTTTCTGACTTTTGCAAGTGTTTTTTATCAGTTGTATCTAATCTTTTTCTGATACCTCTGTTTGCTTCTTGCACCTTAGCAAAAGCTATTAATGCTCCTAAGGCTATTAACCTATCCACATTTAACCCTTCTCTATACTGCTGCATCTCAGTCATAGCCATTTCATCTGGTATCCTTTCTATACCATAAACCACTTTAACTACTTTGCCATCATCTGTAGTAACTTCATCTAAAACTTCTTTACAGAAGTCTACAAGATATGGTAAAATATGGGCTTTAAATATAGTCCCGGTATTTCTCCAACCATACTCCTCTATATGAGATAGAGTATTATCAAGATCTTTACGGAAAGTAATCTGGCTTTTAGGTACAAGATACTTCTGCTTTTTCTTCTTAATCATGTGAGTAATAAAGCCAGGCACGTTGCTCTCAACTACAGTCCATGCATTATACCACTCTATTATATTTTCTAGTCTTTCATGAGTTTTGTTAATATCATCAAAGCGACCACACCAAGAAGCTACTATTTTATCTTGTTCAATATATGTTGTAACATCTTCTCCATCTTCTCTGGTTACTTCAATAGGAATCTTGTAAACATAGATAGAGCAGAGAGAATCAGATGTTACTGTCTTGCCTTGAGATACTGGGTCAATAGAAGCGTAATATGTGCCCCACTGAGCTTTAGGATCTGGTTTTTCATATACAACAATAACTCCACTTTTATCTTCTGAATTCTTGTCTACCGGAAATCTCATGATAGGAATCTTTCTACTCTTCTCAACTAACCAGGTTCCATCATGTTTTCTAGATAAATCAACATACTCTATAGTATATTCTTTATCTTGTATTCTTCTTTTTTGACCAGCAACAAGATGTGATGGAAAGATTGAAACAGTTCTTGTAGCAAAAGCTTCTTCTATGTTACGCGGGTGCTGAGATACTTCTAGTTGATAGTCCTCAGGACTCATATCTTTTTTAATCTTAGCAAAGTACTCTTCAAGCATTTCAAGAGCTTTCTCTACTAATGAGTTTCCAAACTTATCTACACATGGAGGCATAGACCACTGTTCAGGTATAAACAATCCTGTTCTACCTATAGTGCCTCTATCATCTAGAAGATTAGATTCTACATAAAATATATCATTAGCTTCAGGAGTCTGAATCATTTTTCTTAAAGGTTCACATTGATCCAGATCACCCACAGATCCTGCAGCTATGAATGTTCCTGTAGTTATTAAACCAGACTTTAAAGCGGGTTTCATATACAGATAAGTCTGCATCATATCTGGAGCAATCCCCGCCTCTTCATGAAAGAAGTAAGTACAAGGACCACCTACACCTGCAGTAGGATCTTGCTCAAAAGATGTACCTTTCATTACACCTTTCAGACCTTTAAGTGTTGCTCTATTTGAGCCAGGAACTTTGGTTTCAATCTGCTGCTGCCAATCTAAGATCTTGCCTGGGTTCATAGGACGGTACCAAGCTGTGTTCTCATCTAAGAAATTGCGGTACTCATTTAAGAACCTCCATGTATCTAAAACATATGCTTTAAGACTTCCTCCTATTTTTAGGATAGGGGTCTCCTCAAACCAGATCTGGTTAATAAGTTTTGCTGCATGAAAGTATGATGAAGCAATCTGACGCTTCTTAAGAATAGCAGCATGCTTATAGAAAAGCTCTGCTAGTATCTCATATAGAGCCAAGTGATACTGGGCATCGCGCACATCCGGGAAGGTAAACTTTCTCTGCTCTTTGTTATTGATAGGTAAGAAGTTTAACCACATATAATACTCGCGTGTAAGATACCAGGTCTTTCCTTTATTCTTAAAGATAACACCTTTTCTACAGCGGGTCTTCATCTCATCCCAGTAAGTTATATAATCTTTACTTCTTACAGGAGCCGGTGTATAGAACCCTTGTGTATTCCATTTAGTAGCTTCTTCATTAAATACAAATGAAGTCTCATCTAATTCATATTTACCCGGCTCTTTAAATACTGACAAGACAAAATTCCTGAAATCCTCTCTGCTATCAAAGCTAGTTGTGGTCCAGGTACCATTGTCCCAAGTAGATATATCTGTATAGAAGAAAGAATCCATTTATAATTTATCCATAAATTTTTTAATCTTCTTAATATTACCTTCATGATATGTAATCAGACCTTCTAATGTTTTTTGAGTTTTACTTCTTATAACATTAGAATAATCACCATTAAAGTAATCTTGCATATCTTCTCTTCTAAATGCTGCCCAAGATTCTGTATAAGGGTTGTAATGAAACAACCAGCCATATAATGTATCCATAATATTATTTTTGGTCATAAGCTAATTCTCCTCCTCCTCTAGTTCTTGATTGTTGTTCTTCTAATAAATCTTTATATGCTCCTTTAAAAGAGCTGCGTATTCCTTCAAAGTTTTTAGCAGCACTAACTAAGGCTGTAATGTTTCCATCCCTGCCATGAGATATTGGAGTTTTTTCCATGTAAATAGCTAATCTATCTAGCATAGAACTAATACCTCTAAAAGCTCTTACTGTAGGAGTTTCATACATTAATTTACACTTTGCTAATGCTGTAATTATTAAATCATCTTCTGTACTAAACTCTGCTCTGATATCTTGTAAAATAATTTGTTCTTTCTCATCTTCAGGCATATTAAAGTAAGGATTACCATCAGGATTAGGACAAGTCATGTAAAATAAATATGTGTAAATATTTATATGCAAGTCAGGATAAGTATCCATTATATCTTTAAGAAAACTTAAAGTGTAGCAGTGCTCTGTAGGAACTATCTTGCCATTTTGTAAATCAAATAGTTTTATCATCTTTAAATTGTATTTTATATACTGTTGGACAAGTGCTAGTTGCTACAAACCATTTATCAAGATCTTCTTGTATCTTCATTAACACAAGTTTTTCTTGAGCTTGATGCCATTGTAGTTTCTCATCTTTTATCCAAAAGCTTTTATGTGTATATTCTTCATTACTCATTTCTTACTGTTTTTCCATCTTTTATAATAAAGCCATGCTTCAATTATATCTTTAACAGCTACATCTGCTACAAAGTCTAGCATTCCTTCAACATCTACAAGACATTCATTAGATGATGGGTCATCAGATTCTAAAGGATACCAAGGTCTTATACCAGCAAGCTTTGATAAGTCTATATATTGAGGTACTGTTATTGTAGGAGGTTTTATATTATCTAAGCCTAGATCTCTAAACTTTCTGTCTTCCATTGTTATAGGTACACATATAATTTCAGGAATACTTTCATCTAGCCAAGTTATTCCGGGTATTTTAGGATGACTCATTTTATTTCACTTATATTGTTTCTACCAGTAGTTATATTTTTAAACCCTCTTACTTTATCATTAGGCCAAGTCCATACTTCTCCTGTACTATCTTGTATACACACCCACTTAAGATCATGCTCTTCTGAATAGTCTATAACCATTATAGCTTGAGCAGATCCTTTAGGAGTCATCATTGGTATCTGAGGATTTAACTGAACTATCATTTAGACTTGTTTTTAATATGGTCTATCATAGATATTACTTCTGATTTCAGATAAGGCACCTCGTAAGGAATAACAGTCTTCACAATAGGATTACCTGTGTTATCTTTTTTTACTATAGGATAACCAAAAGAATCCTCACCATCTTTCTCAAATACTACATGGTGAAGCATTAGCTTTCCAACTTTATACTGAGGATTATGTTTCAGAATAATATACATGTATATACTTAATTGCAGAGCATAATGATTAAAGTTGCAATCTTCTAGATGACTTAATGGTCCGGTCATCATCCTAGCTTTACCTTCCCAATTAACAAAGCTATTCTTTTTAATCTCTTTGTTAGTCTTATAGTCAATGATATCTACAATACCTTTTACTACTTCTACTCTATCTGATTGCCCACATATGCCTGCTGATTTCAAATATACAAAATGTTCTGGATAAATCCCCTCAGTAAGTCTCTGATTAGGAGCATGTTTTACTCCTCCTTCCCAAATAGGCTTTATGATAGGAATATCTACACCAGATCTTTGAATTGTCTCAATACTAGTAATGTCTGACTCTCTTTGATCATGATACCAAGTTCCTGCAGTAACAGCTCTGTCACCTTCACCTGCCCATATCTTTTGAATTTCAGCAGGGTCTACACCATACCATTTAGATCTCTTGTTTTGAGAAGATTTTATTGATTGTGCTACTGCATCAAAGGGTTCTTTGAAGGAGCCTACAAACTTTGTTACACTTATCCAGTCTATCCTATCATTAGGATCAAGACTCTGATAGAGGTGATTCTGAGCATGAAATATTACTGACATCTTGAGTTGGTGTTTGAGTTGATTGGTCTGAAGAATAATTATATTTAGGTTGAGTATCTATTTTTGTACAAGAAAAAAAAGACTGATGATCAGCCATACAATGTTCATCTAATGGTTCTAGTAAACTATGCTTTTCTTCTATAATAGGTGGTAGACCTGTTACTTCACTTATTATTCTTGTTCCTTTACAAGTTGGACAAGGCCAAGTTGATCTAGGTAATTCTAATACAAA